CATTACGCAACGTGGAAAGGAAGACGGTCGTTACCGAGTGTCGTACCTGGATAACTCCAGAATACGATACCGGTGGTGACAAATTATCTACGGAAGTACAGAATTGTTTTGATTCTGTGCAAGCGTGGGTAACTAATGTTATCCAAACCATGGAGCGTAGTGTCGACACATGTGTGGCGGCGGACTTGCGTTATATAGCAAGCCGTGGACGCAAGGAGGGGATTTCGTTTTATACGAAAACTCTTCCGTCCCTGGGAAGAAGTGTCGATAAGGCACTCAGCCAGGACGTCCCACCCGTGATCGAGCCAAACCTTAGATGGGATGACTCGAGCCCAACTATCTTTCGATGGTTGTGGTTCAGGGTGTTTCATACGTCAGCCGAAGGTGCGAATCTTCGGTCTGATGCAAATCCAAAGGATGTGCTTAGACTAAGACAACTTACCTATGCCTTCTACAAACTCGAAACTACGTTCACGGCGAAGCAGCTCGAAAGAGCGATTGCTTCTTACCGTGAGACGGAGCAGGACCTCGAAGGTACTTAAATGGACCTTTTTGATCTCGCTATCGAGTGCTCTTGCGATTGTATTGCAAGAGTTTGCGCTTCGGTTGATGCTGTGGATATTATACCGCAGCATGGGCCCGGCGCCGTAGCAACTGGAGAAACCCCGTGGGAAAAGAACGCCGTGAGGCGTCTATACCCGGGGCTCGAGAAGTACTACCCGATAACGGGGTACTTTTTCGCCAGTCTAGGACATGTTTGTGACGAAAGTCACTTACTAGATTCCCTCGCGGTCGAGGAACATCCCACTGCTAAAGTGGTATTTGTTCCGAAAGACTCAAGGGGACCTAGGACAATAAGTTGTGAGCCCGTAGAGCTCCAGTGGATTCAGCAAGGCCTTGCTCGTAACCTCGTGAGAGGAATCGAGCAATGTCCGTTAACAGCAGGTCACGTAAACTTTCGTGATCAAACTGTGAACCGGCGCCTCGCCTTGTATGGGTCTATGGGAGCGAATTGGGTGACTCTGGATATGAAGGATGCGTCAGACAGGGTGTCGCTCACGTTAGTGAAGCGGCTCTTTAGAAAGACGCACCTTCTCGATTATCTTCTGGCCGCAAGGTCAACAGATAACCTACTTCCAGACGGCAGCCGGATAACCCTGAAGAAATATGCTCCTATGGGAAGTGCTTTATGCTTCCCGGTCGAGGCACTAGTATTCTGGGCTCTAGCTGTCGGTCTATTACATGCACAGCAGGGTGGAGCAAAACTCCTACCTGTCCACTCTTCCAAAGGGTGGCTACCTAGCAGTCTCGTAAGAGCATGCCAAGGAGTGTACGTGTATGGGGACGATATCGTATGTAGAAGGGAAGACTATCCTTCTATAGTGCAGCAGTACGAACGGTGTAGACTTTTAGTCAATACCGCCAAATGCTGTACAGGGC